GATCGCCAAATCAGCAGGCAAGCGAATCATAATCCAGACGTCGAACCCAATCGCCATCTCAGCGAGCGCGAACCTTCGAGCGATCGTTGAAGCTGAAATTGCTGATGCGCAGCGCCTTGGCGTTGACGTCATCGATCAATACGGGTACTTGAGTTCGCAACAGGGATTCACTCTTCCCGACGGCATCCACCCGAGCGACGCCGGATATGAGATTGAGTCGCACAATCAGGCCAATGCGCTCGCCACGATTGTGCAGTCGATGCTTTGAGTTCAGGCGACGGGCGGCTCGATATAGGTCTGCCCGTCATAAATCCAGCCTGGGCCGACCCGCGAATCTGCATCGAGAAGTTTCGCCGATTCGCCATCTTCCGGCGCCCACGGAGCAACGCCGTCCCAGATGATGACGTTCGTCACCATGCCATCTTTGATGATTGCGTATCGCATTACGCATACTCCCAAACAATTACAATTCCCGAGGAACCCGCGGCGCCGTTGACTGCTGAAGCGCTCGGTCCAATATACGAACCACCCGCACCAGAGCCAACCGAGGCGCCCGGAGCGCCGGCGCTCGTGATGCCGGCTACGCCGCCCGATCCGAAGTTAGAGGCGCCGCCATTGCTCGGCAAAACCGTGGTCGTCGTGAACGCGATCGGGGTCGAGGAAGGCTGACCCGCACCGCTGACGATGTTACCTCCCGATCCGGTTGTGCCACCAAGACCGCGAGCCGTGCCGCCCGGAGGGGTAAAGGGAACGCCAGCCGGACCACCGAGACCACCGCCGACCGTCATCAAAGCGCCGAAGCTCGTCGATCCGCCATTTCCGCCGGTGCCGCCCGCCGCGCCACCCGCGCCAACAACAACCGATGCGCCGGCGAACCCAGACGTGTAGCGCCCCTTCCCGTACACACCGCTGCCGCCGCCGCCGCCCATCGACACTTGACCTGCGCCCGTCGAGTTGGCGCCGCCGCTGCCGCCGCCTGCGCCTTGGCACTCGACAACAACTGATGTCGTTCCGGGTGTCGGGGTATAGGTTCCGGACGAAAGAAAGGTCTGTACACCCAGAAGGCGCCCGGAGGCAAGGGGCGCGCTCATAATGGGCGCCCCTGATACCTTCGCAATATTGCCCGCAACCACCGTCGCGGCGCCATACGCGACCGTGATCGTGTAGAGCGCGACTTGACCGACCGGCGTTGCCGGCGTCAATTGGGAGCCGGTCGTCGCCGGAACGCCCGCCGTGAGCGTCAATTGAACCGTGTCTTGGCGAAGCGTGTTTTGCGATGAGCCGGTTCCGTTCGGGCCGCTGTACGCTTGCGCCGGATTCGATGCGTTGTAATACGGCAGAACGACCGCGTTCGTATCGGCTTCGAGGAACGACGCCGAGATGAGATAGACGATTGACTGCCCCGAAGTCGTCGGGGCCGGTGTGGCGAAGGTCTGCGCGGTCTTGAGGATGCCTTGCTTCTGCGTAACCGTCGAATCGGCGGCGAGCGACGAATACGCGGTTGCGTCGAGCGCCGCTTGCGCATACACCGCGCCCGGCTGAACGACGACGTTCATCGCGGCGGGTGTGTTCGGGACGCACGCGAGACCGGTAAAAATCGTGCTCGTACCGAGAAAGTCTTGCGCGAACTGCCCGAGCGCAAAGCCGACGTTTTTATTCGTGCTCAACAGGTCCGTTTCGAGCGGAACCTGCCCGGCGTAAATAATTTGACGATCCAAAGTGAATCTCCAATAGAAAAAGCCCGCTCGCGGCGGGCTTGGTGATGCGTTTCGGCGTGGATTAGTTACTGATGGCGACCCATGCAATCGTCGCGGCGGGCAAAACCGATGCGATCGCAGCGTAGATCGCCGCATCGGTGACACCGGTTGTCATATCGCCGATGTTTGCGTAAGCGGCGCGCGATGGCGTCGCGTATCCGCCGGGCGATGTGCCGTAACCCTGAAGGTAGGGAAGGCCGGAGCCGGCCGGACGGTACGCGGTGACGAAGGCTTGATAGTTGAGTAGCAGCGAGCCGTATGCGCCGGCGACGCCGTAGCCGATGCCGCCCGAGCGGTATGCGCCCGTATCCTGCGGCCGGGTCGGCTCGACGATCGTCGGCGCGCGACCGGTGAGGTCGGTCAAAATCTTCGTGATTGCCGCGCGTGTGCCGCGCTCGCGCACGATGTTGATTTTGATCCGCGTCCGATAATTCGCGTCGGTCTCGTTCGGCAAGCGCCGAAGCCCGTTCGGGCCGAAGTAGTCGGCCGCGGCAATGTCGAGCCAACCATCGGTCGACGTCTGAAGCCGGGTTTGCGCGAGCAGGTATTGATACGCCGCATAAACCGCGACGAACGCCGACGCGATGCCGCCGAGCAGCGCATCGAGAATCGGCGAATCGGTCCCGAACCAACCGCTCGGCATGCGCGCCTTGATGCGCGCAAAAAAATCCGCTTGGTCTCCTGTCGCCATTAGCTCACCGATACCGAAGTCGATTTGATAACCTGCTGATTCGTCGCTGCCAGGTCAGAAGTGCCGCCGTTCACCGTGAGCGTCAGAACGCTCGTCACGTCGCTCGACGCATCGATGGCGATCTGACCGAGCTTGAAGTAAGGGAGCGGCGCACCGAGCGGGAGCGTGTTGATATACGAGAGAAGCGCTTGCTGAACGAGCGCGCACGTCGTCGAGTGATTCACGCCGGTCGATGTCGTTTGCAGCGTCATCACGACCGTCGCATTTACGACCGCGGGCGCGAACACGCCGAACGTCGACGTGAAGGGGCGCACCGCGTCGACGGCGTTATAAACCGCCGAGAGAACGGTCGAACCTGGGGCGCCGGTTCCGTCATCGACGACGACGAAGAAATACCCCATCTGCGTAACGCCGGCCTTCGTCTGGTTCTCGGTGATCGAGTAGGTGAAGTTCGCGCCGAGCGCCGTGATTGCCGCGCCGATTGCCGCTTTCGTCGCTCGCGCGAGTGACGCGAGGTATCCGACGAAGCGAATGCGCGCGGCGGCGTCCGTTTCTGCGTCGACGCCGTTCACGAAGGCGAGCGCATTCGTCACCGTGTCGACGAAGGGAATCGACTGATAGAGCGCGCTGATGGCGCCCGCGCTGACGTTGCCCGACGAATCCGGCAGACTCAGCGAGTTCGAGCCGGCGGTGATGCTCACGACCGAGCACGTAACAGACGCCGAGCCGGCCGCAATCACGAAGCCGCCGAGCGTCGCGCTATAGACGGCGTTCGTCGTGTCGACGACGACTTGATACTGCTGCGATCCGTCGCCAGTCTGAACGATCGAGCCGACAGGAACGACCGCCTGCTGCGTCGTCGTGAAGCGCGAGAACGTGACCTGACCGCTTGCCGCTGTCGGGGCGAGCCGCGTGAATCCGTACTGCGCGAACCATGTATCGAGGTCCGCGCCGTTCGACGTCGCCGCGCGCGTGAGCGCGATCGCGCTCAGAATTAGACCTTGGAGCCAGAGCGCGACCCATGCCGTACCCTCGCCGATGGCGCGGAGCACCGAGCCGATGACGAAGTTCACGAGAGTCGAAGCCGCGCCCTGCACCGTCGTCGCAAACCCGGTGAGAATTTGCGTGAAGGATTGTGTATTGACGCTCATCGGTTGATGTCGAAGGAAAGGAGTTCGGTTTCGCCGGTTATGACGTCGGCATATTGGATGTTCACGGTCGCGCCGTTGTTAAACGGGATGACATCGATCACCGGCGCCGGCGTGCGCGCGACGCTAGGGAACGAAACGACGATGCTGCGCACGAGCGCCCGAATCTCGTTCACGTTGAGCGCGCTACCGATGCGCCGCGGCAGCGACGCGCCGAAGTCGGGATGATCCGAATAATCAGCGGTCGCAAGCGGGTTGCCGGCGCGGTCGAAGAGGGCGGCGTTCGTGAGCAGGCCGCGCAAGATTTGTTGCTGCGTCGTGTCGGTCGAGTTCGCGAGCGCGAGGTCGCCCGAGGGGGAGACGTTTAGGTCATTCCCCCAATAATGAAACACGTCCATGCGGTTATTCCTGCTGAGTCGGCGCGTTCGATGTGACAGTCGACCCGCCGGATTGAACGCCCGTAACCGGGTGCGTGTGACCGTTGTAGATCGATCGCATTTGCGACATCGTGTGCGAGTTAGACGCGGTGTTGTCTTGAATGTCGGCCTTGCTCGTGACGTTCTGATTGACGTTGAGCGTGTGATCCATCTGCACCGGGCCGACGAAGTGATGTTGCGTCGCCGTGTAGGTGATGCTCGACGTCGCGGTGACGGTAATCGTGCCGTCACCGTTGAACTTGAGCGCGCTCCCGCTTTTGTGGACGATGTACGTGTCGCCAGAAGGAACCGCCGGCGGCACATTCACGTTCGAAAAGAACCGCCCGAGGATGCGCGGTGCGGCCGGGTTCGCTTCACTGAACGAGACCTGCACCATGTCGCCAAGGTTCGGGCCGCACACAATTCCGAAGCCGTTGCCGACGCCGATCGTGCCGAGCGGAATCCAGCCGGCAACCTCAACGCCTTCGGGCTGAATCGTGACCTTTACCGCGTGCTTCGCCGGGTCGTATGACGTGATGATTCCGGTCAGCGGCTTCGAGAGGTCGAGCATCGCGAGCGCCGCGCGCTGACTCATCGCGTTAGCGAGATGGCGCCCCATCAGGTTAGCTCCTGGGTGTCGGGTGAATGATTCTTCGCGCTGACGGTCAGCGTGTAGCCGCTGTCGAAACTCAGCGCGCGTCGCAGCGAATCGGGGTAATAGGTCTGATCGAACGCCGTGCCAGTGCCGACGAGTTGAACGAGGCTTGCGACCGTCAGCGCGTCGTTTCCCGCGGCGGGAATCGTGAACTCGCAACGCATCTCGTGTTGAATGATCTGCGCGTACTTCGCTTGCGCGAACTGCAATACCTTTTCCTGCGTCAGATTCGGGACGCTGTAGTAGTAGGTTTGCGATCCGCCGCCGATTTGCGAGGCGCCCGGCTTGACCGCCGTCTGCTTGTTCGGCGGATAAGTCGTCGTGAACGTCTTTTGCGCGGCGTCATTCCACGACCGCACGACGACGACGATCCCTTTCGATACCGTCAGCGCGCGTTCGAGCTTGAGCGCTTCGACGTTGCTGCGCGAGTAGCCGGTTTCGCTATCGGGCGGCGCCCAGGTGACGCGGAACGGCGTGACGCTCGCCGGGTCCGGCTTCGGCTGAAAGTTGAGCGTCTGACCGCTGACCCATACGTAAAACTGCTCGTTGCGCGCGAGTTCGCAGAGCAAATCCCATTCGGTGCGCGCCGCGGTCATCTTCTCGTGATCGATTTCGTAAAACTTGCCGGCGAGCGTTTTAGTCGCGGCGATGTTGGCTTTCATGCCGTGTCGATCGGCGAGGATTTGCGCGATCTGTGACGCGGTTTTGTTCTGGAATTTTTCCGTCGTCTTGGAATCGATTAGAACTCGGGTGAGGTCGCGACCGGATATGTGAACCGTTCCGGCGACTGGATCGTATTCGAGCGCGTCGACCTGACCGTAAATGAGCGAGGTCAATTCTTCGGCCGTCCAGTTCAAGCCGTCCGCAGGGATGCCCGCGAATATCTCGACGAAAATCTCGGTCTGACTCGTGATCCACGCGAGACTACGGTCGGCCGGCAGTTTGTTCGCGGCGAACGTGACGGAAAATGTGTCGGCGCTCAGGAAGTTGTTGTTGTCAACTTCGAACGCCGTCCATCCCTTGATCGGCGAAAGAGTTCCGCCCTTCGTCGCCAACTTCACCGCGCCGCGTACCGCCTGGGCGGTGTTAGGCACTTAGAATCCCTCCTGAATCGTCGGTGTATGGCGGAATCGTGATCGCCTGATTGCCGCTGATGTTCGTGTCGCCGCCGAGTTGCGGGTTCGCCTTCTGCAACGCCGTCCAGCCGCTCACCTTGCCGTAATACTTCGAGGCGAGGTCGAAGAGCGAGCCGCCGGAGACTTGAACGGTTTTCACGCCGCTGTTTATCTGCCCGACGTTCGACCCCATGCGCCCGAGCACGCTGTTCAGGTTCACGAGCGCGGCTTGATTCGCCATCGCGTTGATTTGCGTGCTGAGTTTCGCGACGTTCGTCGAGAGCGGGTTATTCGGCAGAATGCCGCCGAGCGTCGTGACGCTCATCAGCGTGTTTTCGGTCGACGAAATCAGAACTTGAACCTCAGAGCGCACGGCGTTGAGCGGTTGCAACACGCTGTTGAGCGTGCTTTTCGCCGCACTCGCGAACGACGAAACGGCGCTAATCGCCGAGCCTAGCGACGCCATCGGCGCGGCGAGCGAAGGAAAGCCCGACGCCAGCGTGTTCGCGGTCGAGAGGTCGCCGTTCATCAGGTCGTCGATCGTCGGCACTGCGCCGCCGCCGTCATCGTTCAGGTAGTCTTGAACGACCGTGCATGAGATGCGATATGGAATCTGATAGTCGCGCTGATAGTCCGCTTCGAACTCGGTGATGACGACTTTGTAAAGGAACTCGGACCATGACAGCGTGAGCGGCAAGCCGTCGTCGTGCATCGACTTCAGCGTGAGCGCGCGATCGAGCGCCGTCGTGCCGACTAGCCAGCCGGACCAGTCGAGCGGCGCGTGATCGGCGCCGAGCATGTCGACCTGTCGAGCGCCGCCGACCAGCCGGTGAACGATCGCCTGATGCCGCGACCGAACGTTGATGTGCTCGGGGATTTCGTACTCAGTGAATACGAAATCGCCCAGGGTGAGAACGGTCGCCATTAGTAAGCCATCCCTGCGGACGCTTGTCCGAACGTGAAATCGAAGGTGTTCGAGTTGCCCGGCGCGCTCGCGTCTTTCGCCATTTGCTTAGACAGCACTTGACCGACCTTCTTCGAGTCGAGATAGACGTCGCCTTGCTTGCCGCCCGCCTTCGAATCAGCCGCGGTCCTTACGTGAGGGTCAGCCGGCGTCGCCGCCTTCGGGCTATCCGGCGCAGAATCCGGCGTCGCCGCGGGCGGTGCATTGCCGGGCTTGCTGGCGCCGACCAGGAAATCGGGAAGGAACGACTTCACTTTCGCCCACATGCCCGAGACAATCTCGACCACATAGGAGGCGAACGACGTGAACCCGCTTTTGATGTCGCCCCAAAAGCCGACGAGAAGACCCGCGACGACCGGAATCACGACCATCGCCGCAGCTATGCCGGCGGTCAATGCGCCGCCGATAATGCCGCCGAGCATCACGAGCGTTCCGCCCACGACCGCGACGACGCCGCCGACGACGAGCAGCGCGGCAAAGAGCGCCGCCGCAACTGCGATCGCCTTCACCATGCCGGGATTGTTCTTCGTGAACGACTCGACGCCGCTCAGAACCTTGTTGAACGCATCCATGCCGCGATTCACGATCGGCAGTACGTGTTCGCCGATGTTCGTCAGAATCTTTTCCCACGATGCGGCGGCGGTTTGCTTCTTGCCGTCGAACGTGTTCATCAGCGTTTGATACGCCGGATTGATGCCCTTTTGCTGCGCGACCGCGTGCTCTGAGTCGAGCAGCGTCTTACGGTTGCGATCGACCTGCGAATACAGCATGCCGCCAGTTCGCCCGAACAACTTGACGTTGTAATTGTCGCGATCGGCTTGGGTCTTGAGGCCCATCTTGTCGTACATCGGGCGCACGAACTTTTCATACCATTCGGCCGGGTCTTGCTGAAGCAATTCACCGCCCGCGAGCAGGCCTTTCGACTGAATGTTCGCGACGCCGCCGTGCGGGTTGAACTTGACGTTCTGCCCGTTCCACAAACCCGAGTTGATGAGTTCGTGCACGATCTGATTCGGCAACTTGATATTGCCGTTCAGCCGGTTGTATGCCGTCATCAGCGCCGTACCGGCTGACGTGCCTTTCATCGAACCCATGATAGGTTCAAGCTTCGAGAGGCCGGAGTCGGTGAGGTTGAGCGCCGAGACGCCGCCCCGCGCGAAGAACGCGCGCAAGTCTTCGTATTTGATATTGCCCTGCGACGAATTCACCATGCGGTAATACAAATCCGCTCGCCGGTTGAATTCGGTCGCGCTATGCAAGCCGCCGGTTTCTTCGATCGCGCGCAGAAAGTTCATCTCGTCCGCGTGCGACATTTCCTTGCCGCTCGCCTTCGACAGCACGGCGAGTTTCGAGAGCGTCGGCGCCGCGAGCTTTGCGCCTTCGAGCGCCGCGCTGCCGGTGAGGCCCGATTCCCGAAACACGCCTTGCGCTTCGGTCATCTTTTTGAGGTTTTCGACATACGACGAGCCGGCGATGTTCATGTTCTTAGCGAACTCGAACGCCTCCTGATTTTGCTTGTCGCTCATGCCGAACAAGC